ATGAAGTCGGGCGCCGTCTGGCTTGCCTCCGCGACGCCAGAGGAGATTGACGGGTTCCTGGGCGGCTTGAGCGGCAACGCGCTGCTGGCGCTGCCGTGGATTTTCGAGTTCTGGGCGCTGCCGCACCAGTTGCCGCCGGGCGGGGCCTGGAAGACCTGGGTGATCATGGGCGGGCGCGGTGCGGGCAAGACGCGGGCCGGGGCCGAATGGGTGCGGGCGCAGGTCGAGGGGGCGACGCCCCTGGCGGCGGGGACGGCGCGGCGCGTGGCGCTGGTGGCCGAGACGGTCGACCAGGCGCGCGAGGTGATGGTGATGGGGGAAAGCGGCATCCTGGCCTGTTCACCCCCGGACCGGCGCCCGAAGTGGAGTGCGACGCGGCGCGCGCTGGAATGGGAGAATGGCGCGGTGGCGCAGGTCTTTTCGGCCCATGATCCCGAAAGCCTGCGGGGGCCGCAGTTCGATGCCGCCTGGGCGGACGAGCTGGCGAAATGGCCCCGCGCGGCCGAGACCTGGGACCAGATCCAGTTCGGGCTGCGGCTGGGCGAGAACCCGCGGCAACTGGTGACGACGACGCCGCGCAATGTCGAGGTGCTGAAGGCGATCCTGCGGAACCCTTCGACCGTGATCACCCGCGCGCCGACCGAGGCGAACCGGGCCTATCTGGCGAAAAGCTTCCTCGCCGAGGTCGAGGCGCGCTATGGCGGCACGTCGCTGGGCCGGCAGGAGCTGGAGGGCGAGCTGGTCGAGGAGACGGAAGGCGCGCTCTGGACCCGGCCGATGATCGCAGCGGCGCAGGGCGCGGGCGCGGAGGTCGCGGGGCGGGTGGTGGTGGCGGTCGACCCGCCGGTGACGGCGGGCAAGACGAGCGACGAATGCGGCATCGTCGTCGCCGCGGCCGACACGCGGGGCGCGCCGGAGACCTGGCGCGCGGTGGTGCTGGCGGACCGCAGCGTGCGGGGCGCCTCGCCCGACGGCTGGGCGCGGGCGGCGCTGGCGGCGATGGCGGAATTCGGCGCCGACCGCCTGGTGGTCGAGGTCAATCAGGGGGGCGATCTGGTGACGCAGTTGGTGCGGCAGGTGGACCCGCTGGTCGCGGTGCGCGAGGTCCGGGCGATGAAGGGCAAGATGCTGCGGGCCGAGCCGGTGGCGGCGCTTTACGAGCAGGGGCGCGTCGGCCATGCGCGCGGCCTGGGCGCGCTGGAGGCGCAGATGATGCTGATGGCGCGCACGGGATGGCAGGGGCAGGGCAGCCCCGACCGGCTGGACGCGCTGGTCTGGGCGCTGACCGACCTGATGATCGCGCCGTCGGGCCGGATCGGCCGGCCGTCGGTGCGCACCATCTGACGGGCGATGCCGGCGGGGGCCCCGGGGCGCGCTGCCCCGGATCCCGGAATATCTGGAAACAGGAGACGGTAGTGACGGCGGTCCCGGGGGCCGGCGGTCCTTGCCGTGTGACCGAAAGGAGCCTTGGGCGTGTTCGATTTCCTGAAGAAGGCGGGGCCGGCATTGGCGCCGGCCGAGAAGAAGGCGAGCGCCACGGGGCGGGTGATCGCCTGGGGCAGCGCGGGCCGGGTGGCCTGGGGCGCGCGCGACGCGGTGTCGCTGGCGAAGGGCGGGTTTCTGGGCAACCCGGTGGGGTTCCGGGCGGTGCGGCTGATCGCCGAGGCGGCGGCGGCCTTGCCGGTCGTCTGCCAGGATGCCGATCGGCGCTATGAGGCGCATCCGGTGCTGGCCTTGCTGGCGCGGCCGAATGCGGGGCAGGGGCGGGCCGAACTGCTGGAGGCGGTCTATGGCCACCTGCTGCTGGCCGGGAATGCCTATGTCGAGGCGGTGGCGGGCGGCGGCGCGCTGCCGGGCGAGTTGCATGTGCTGCGGTCGGACCGGATGGCGCTGGTGCCGGGGGCGGACGGCTGGCCGGTGGCCTATGACTATGCGGTGGGCGGGCGGACCCACCGGTTTGCGGTGACCGAGGGGGCGAGCCCGATCTGCCATATCCGCAGCTTCCACCCGCAGGACGACCACTATGGCCTGTCGCCGCTGCAGGCGGCGGCGGTGGCGGTGGACGTGCACAATGCGGCAAGCGCCTGGTCGAAGGCGCTCCTGGACAATGCGGCGCGGCCTTCGGGGGCGATCATCTACCGGGGCGTGGACGGGCAGTCGGCGATGACGGCCGAGCAATACGACCGGCTGGTCGAGGAGATGGAGGCGCATCACCAGGGCGCGCGCAATGCCGGGCGGCCGATGCTGCTGGAAGGCGGCCTTGACTGGAAGCCGATGGGGTTCAGCCCCAGCGACATGGAGTTCCACGAGACGAAGCTGGCGGCGGCGCGCGAGATCGCCATCGCCTTCGGCGTGCCGCCGATGCTCTTGGGCATCCAGGGCGATGCGACCTATGCGAATTACCAGGAGGCGAACCGGGCCTTCTACCGGCTGACGGTGCTGCCGCTGGCCAGCCGGGTGCTGGCGGCGCTGTCGCACTGGCTGATGCAGTTCACCGGCGAGGCGGTGGACCTGCGGCCCGATCTTGACCAGATCCCCGCGCTGGCGGTGGAGCGCGACCAGCAATGGGCGCGGGTCGGCGCTGCCGGCTTCCTGACGGCGCAGGAGAAGCGGGCGCTGCTGGGACTGCCGCGGATCGCGGAGGAGGAATGACCGCGCGCAGGGACGGGCCGGGGTCGCGCTTCGTCCTGGAAAGTTTCGACGCGGCCCATGCGCGGATCGAGGCGAATGAACGGGTGATGGCAGAACGCTGGGCGGCGCTGGATTTCCGGCTGGGCCAGATCGATGCGGCGCTGGAGCGGCTGGAAAGGCGTCTCTGGCTGGGGATTTACGGCGCGCTTGCCTTCCTGCTGGCGCAGGGGGCCGAGGCGCTGATTGCGGCAGCGACGAGATGAGGTGAGGCATGACGGAAGGATGGGGCGCCCCTGAGCGCAAGTATCACCGGCCCGAGGCGGGGCTTCAGGTGACCGAGGGGCATGTGGTTTCGGGCTACGCGTCGCTGTTCGGGGTGAAGGACCAGGGTGGCGATGTGGTGGCGCAGGGGGCCTATGCGGCATCGCTGGCGCGGCTGGTGCGGGGCGGTGGCCGGGTCAGGATGCTGTGGCAGCACGATCCCGGCCTGCCGATCGGCGTCTGGGACGAGGTGCGCGAGGATGCGCAGGGCCTGTGGGTCAAGGGGCGCATCCTGACCGAGGTCGAGAAGGGCCGCGAGGCGGCGGCGCTGGTGGCGGCGGGGGCGATCGACGGGCTGTCGATCGGCTATCGCACGCTGCGGGCGGAACGCGACGGCAAGGGGCGGCGCGTCCTGCAGGAACTGGAACTGTGGGAAGTGTCGCTGGTGACATTCCCCATGCTTCCCGAGGCGCGGGTGGCGGCGAAATCCGATGCGGTTTCGGCGCTGATGCGCGAGATGGCCGGCGTCTTCGACGAGGCACGGCGGAGCCTGGCCGGGCGCTGAGGCGCCTGCGCCATTTTACAGCGAAGAGGTGCGAGAGATGACCGAGAGAGAGGCTCGGGCCGGGGAAGGCTTGTCCCCGGCCCAGACGACTGCCCCGTCGCCGGCTGCGGAGATGAAATCCGCGATGGCGGGGTTCCTGAAGGAATTCACCGGATTTCAGGACGATATCAAACAAGCGCTGCAACATCAGGAAGAGCGACTGACCATGCTGGATCGGAAAACCACCCGCTACGGACGCCCGGCCCTTTCGGCCACGGCCGAACAGGAGGCGCCGCACAGGAAGGCGTTCAACGCCTATCTGCGCTCGGGCGATGACGAGGGCTTTCGCGGCCTGATGCTGGAGGGCAAGGCCATGTCGACCGCCGTGGCGGCGGACGGGGGCTATCTGGTCGATCCGCAGACGGCGGATTCGATCCGGTCGATGCTGGTGTCGACCTCGTCGCTGCGGGCGATTGCCAATGTGGTGCAGGTGGAATCCACGTCGTTCGACGTGCTGGTCGACCGCAGCGAGGTGGGATCGGGCTGGGCGACCGAGACGGCGGCCGCGACCGAGACGGCGACGCCGACGATCGAGCGCATCTCGATCCGGCTGCACGAACTGGCGGCGATGCCGAAGGCGAGCCAGCGGCTGCTGGACGACAGCGCCTTTGACGTCGAGGGCTGGCTGGCGGGCAAGATCGCCAACCGGTTCATCCGCGCCGAGGCGGCGGCCTTCGTGTCGGGCGACGGCGTGGACAAGCCGAAGGGCATCCTGTTGCCGGCGAAGGTCGCCAATGCGAGCTGGACCTGGGGCAGCCTTGGCTATGTGGCCACGGGTGCGGCCGCCGATTTCGCGACGACCAACCCGGCCGACTGCATCATCAACCTGGTCTATGCGCTGGGCGCCGACTACCGCGCCAACGGCAGCTTCGTGATGAATTCGAAGACTGCCGGCGCGGTGCGCAAGATGAAGGATGCCGACGGGCGGTTCCTGTGGTCGGACGGGCTGGCCGCCGGGGAACCGGCGCGGCTGATGGGCTATCCGGTGCTGATCTGCGAGGACATGCCGGATGTGGCGGCGAACGCCTTCCCGGTGGCCTTCGGCGACTTTGCGACGGGCTACACCGTGGCCGAGCGTCCCGACCTGCGCATCCTGCGCGATCCGTTCAGCGCCAAGCCGCATGTCCTGTTCTACGCGACCAAGCGCGTGGGCGGCGACATCACCGATTACGCGGCGATCAAGCTGCTGCGCGTGGCGGTGTCGTAAGGCCGGCGATCCCGGTCCGGGCAAGGCATGCCCGGGCCGGGTCCGGACGCGCGGCGCTGCGGCGCCTGTTGTGCTCTCCCTTTCGCGAGGGCGGCGGGCGGCGCGCGTCCGGTTTCCTGAATCTGCGGTGCGATCGAGGGGACGAGATGATGTTGACCGAAGTGACGGCGGTGCCCGATGCGGCCCTGCCGCTGGTGGCGCTGAAGGACCATCTGCGGCTGGGCGCGGGGTTCGCGCTGGCGCCGGACCAGGATGCCGTGCTGGCAAGCCATCTGCGGGCGGCGATGGCGGCGATCGAGGGGCGCATCGGCAAGGCGCTGTTCACGCGCGGGTTCCTTCTGGTTCTGGATGGCTGGCGGCAGGGCGACGCGCAGGCGCTGCCGGTGTCGCCGGTGGGCGCGATCCTTTCGCTGACGCTGAAGGACGCGGCGGGCGGGGCGACGGTCATCGCGCCGTCGCGCTATCGGCTGATCGCCGACCTGCACCGGCCGCGGCTGGCGGGGCAGGGCGGCGCGTTGTCGGAGGTGCCGGCGGGCGGCACGGTGGAGGTGGCCTTCGAGGCGGGGTTCGGCCCGGCCTGGGAGGATGTGCCGGCCGATCTGCGGCAGGCGGTGCTGCTGCTGGCTGCCGAGTTCTATGAGCACCGGCACGACGATGGCGGCGCGCGTCCGGGCCTGCCGCCGGGAGTGACCGCGCTGGTCGAGCGCTGGCGGCAGGTGCGGGTGCTGGGCGGCAGGGGGCGGGCATGAAGGTGCCGCATCTGAACCGGGCGCTGGAGTTGCAGGAGGCCGAGCATGCGCCGGACGGGGCGGGCGGCCATGTGATGGACTGGGTGTCGCGCGGCACGCTTTGGGCCGAGGTCCTGCCCGGGTCGGGCCGCGACCCCGCGGGCGAGGAGGTGCGGCTGACGCAGGTGCCCTGCCGCATCACCGTGCGGGCGGCGCCGCCGGGTGCGGGGAACCGTCCCAGAGCGGGGCAGCGGTTCCGTGAGGGAGCCCGGGTTTTTGCCATTGCCGCGGTGACCGAGCGTGATCCGGATGGCCGGTGGCTGGTGTGTTTCTGCCGCGAGGAGGGGCCGCAATGAGCTATGGAGCTGCGGCCGCGCTGCAGGTGGCGGTCTGGCAGGCGCTGACGGGGGCGCCGGCGCTGGCGGGGGTGGCGGTGCATGATGCGCTGCCACCGCTGGCGCCGGGGACATTCGTCCTGGTCGGGCCGGAGGAGGTGCGGGACGCCTCGGATGCGACGGGGGCGGGGGCCGAGCACCGGATGACCGTCAGCGTCATCAGCGACGAGGCCGGGTTCCTGACCGCCAAGACGATTGCGGTGGCGGTGTCGGACACGCTGGCCGCCGCGCCGCTGGCGCTGAGCCGCGGGCGGCTGGTCAGCCTTCTGTTCCTGCGCGCCACGGCGCGGCGCATCGACGAGGGCGCGGTGCGGCGCATAGACCTGACGTTCCGCGCCCGCATCGAGCTGTGACGGCCCGCAGGGGCCCGCATCGAACCCATTCCAAGGAGTGAAGCCATGGCTGTTCAGGCCGGAAAAGACTTGCTTATCAAGATCGACCAGACCGGGGACGGCCAGTTCGAGACCATCGCCGGGCTGCGCGCCACCCGCGCGGCCTTCAACGCCGAGACGGTCGATGTCACATCGCTGGAATCCGCCGGCGGCTGGCGCGAGTTGCTGGCGGGGGCCGGGGTCCGGTCGGCGACGATCTCGGGCTCGGGCGTGTTCCGCGATGCGGCGACGGACGAGCGGGCGCGCCAGATATTCTTTGACGGCGAGATTCCCGCCTTCCAGGTGGTGATCCCGGATTTCGGCGTGGTCGAGGGGCCGTTCCAGATCACCGCGCTGGAATATGCCGGCAGCCACAATGGCGAGGCGACCTACGAGGTCACGCTGGCTTCGGCCGGCGCGCTGGTCTTCACGGCGCTTTGATGGCGAACCCCTGGGCGGGCGAGGTGGCCATCGTGCTGGACGGGGTTCCGCATGCGGCCAAGCTGACGCTGGGCGCGCTGGCGGAACTGGAGGCGGCGCTGGAGGCCGGGTCGCTGGTCGATCTGGTCGAGCGGTTCGAGGGCCGGCGGTTCAGCACGCGCGACGTGCTGGCGCTGATCGTGGCCGGCCTGCGCGGCGGCGGCTGGCGCGGCACGGCGGCCGACCTGATGACCGCCGAGATCGGCGGCGGGCCGGTCGAGGCGGCACGGGCGGCGGCGGAACTTCTGGCCCGCGCCTTTGCGCTGCCGGGCGAGGGATGAGCGCGCGGATCGACTGGGCCGGGCTGGTGCGGGCGGGGCTGCACGGCCTGGGGCTGGAGCCGGCGGCGTTCTGGCGGCTGACGCCGGTGGAATTGCGGATCATGCTGGGGGCGGAGCCGATGGTCCGCCCCCTGAACCGGGCGCGGCTTTCGGAACTGGCCGCTGCCTTTCCCGACATGCGGAAGGACGCGGGCGATGGCGGAAATCGGCGATCTGGCGGAACAGCTGGCGGGGCTGGAGGAACGGCTGGGGACATCGGCGGCGATGGTGGCCGCCTTTGAGGGCGAGCTGGCGCGGCTGCGCGAATCCGCCACCTTCACCAACCGCGAGGTGTCGACCCTGTCGAGCGGCATTTCCGGCGGGTTGCGGCAGGCGTTCGATGGGCTGGTGTTCGACGGGATGAAGCTGTCGGACGCCCTGAAGGGCGTGGCGCAGACCATTGTCGACACGGTCTATTCGATCGCGATGAAGCCGGTGCAGAACGCGCTGGGCGGCGCGCTGGCGCAGGGGATTGCAGGGATTGCAGGCTCGATCATGCCCTTCGCGCAAGGCGGGGCCTTCACCCAAGGGCGGGTGATGCCCTTTGCCGCCGGCGGGATCGTGTCGTCGCCGGTGACCTTCCCGATGCGGGGCGGGCGCGGGCTGATGGGCGAGGCGGGCCCCGAGGCGATCATGCCCTTGGCCCGCGGCGCGGACGGGCGGCTGGGGATCGAGGCGGGCGGTAGCGGCGGGCGGCAGGTCAGCGTGGTGATGAACATCACGACGCCGGACGTGCAGGGTTTCCAGCGCAGCCAGAGCCAGATCGCGGCGCAGATGGGACGGGCGCTGGCGCGCGGGCAGAGGAACAGGTGAGGCAGCGAAATGGCTTTTCATGAGGTGCGGTTTCCCGCGAACCTGAGCTTCGGCTCGGTCGGCGGGCCGGAGCGGCGGACCGAGATCGTCACGCTGCAGAACGGGTTCGAGGAGCGAAACACCCCCTGGGCGCATTCGCGGCGGCGCTATGATGCCGGGGTGGGATTGCGGTCGCTGGACGATGTGGAGGCGCTGATCGCGTTCTTCGAGGCGCGGCGGGGGCAGCTGCACGGGTTCCGCTGGAAGGACTGGGCCGACTATCGGTCGTGCCTGACGACGCGGGCGACCGGGCCCTTGGATCAGGTGCTGGGCGTGGGCGACGGGCTGACCGCGGTCTGGCGGCTGCAGAAGACCTACCGTTCGGGTGAGGAAACCTATGTGCGGCCGATCGCCAAGCCGGTGGCGGGGACGGTGACGGTGGCGGTGGCGGAAGACCCGAAGGTCGAAGGGCTGGAGTTCAGCGTCGACTGGGCGACGGGCGAGGTGACCTTCGCGGTGCCGCCGCCACTGGGTGCACAGGTCACGGCCGGGTTCGAGTTCGACGTGCCGGCGCGGTTCGACACCGACGCGATCCAGGTGTCGGTCGCGTCGTTCCAGGCGGGGGATGTGCCCGCGGTTCCGGTGGTGGAGATACCGCTGTGACGGAGGGGGCGCTGGACATCCACCTGGCGGGCGGGGCGACCACGGTCTGCCGGGCATGGACGGTGACGCGGCGGGACGGGACCGTCCTTGGCTTCACCGACCATGACCGCGACCTTGTGGTCGACGGGATCGCCTGCCGGGCGGGATCGGGGCTGACGGCGCGCGCGCTGCAGCAGGTGACGGGGCTGGCCGTCGACAATACCGAGGCGGTCGGTGCGCTGTCGGACGGCGCGATCAGCGAGGCCGATCTTTCCGCGGGCCGCTACGACCGCGCCGAGGTGCGCATCTGGCTGGTCAACTGGGCCGATCCGGCCGCCCGGGCCGAGATGTTCCGCGGCACGCTGGGCGAGGTCGTGCGCAAGGGCGCCGAGTTCAAGGCCGAGTTGCGGGGGTTGAGCGCGGCGCTGAACCAGCCGGTCGGGTTTGCCTATACGCGCGGATGTTCGGCCGTGCTGGGCGACAGCCGCTGCCGGTTCGACCTGGCCCAGCCGGGCTATTTCACCGAGCGGGCCGTCGAGGAGATCGACGAGGACGGGCGCGTGCTGCAGTTCGCCGAGCTTGCCGGTCATGACGACCGCTGGTTCGAGGGGGGGCGTCTTTCGGTTCTGACCGGGGGCGCGGCGGGGCTGGCGACGATGATCCGGTCGGACCGGCAGGTCGGGCCGGTGCGGCGGGTGGAACTGTGGCAGGCGATCCGGGCGGAACTGGCGCCGGGCGACATGGTGCGGCTTGAGGCGGGATGCGACAAGCGGGCCGAGACCTGCCGGGCGAAATTCGGCAACTTCCTGAATTTCCGCGGCTTCCCGCATATTCCCGGCGAGGACTGGCTGGCCGCCTATCCGCGCGACGGGCAGGCGGCGGGTGGCGGCAGCCTGATGTCCGGAGCCGTCGGTTGAGCCCCGGCGAAAGGGCGGTCCGGGAAGCGCGGCGCTGGATCGGCACGCCCTATGTCCATCAGGCAAGCTGCGCCGGCGCTGGGGCCGATTGCCTGGGCCTGATCCGCGGTATCTGGCGGCATCTTTATGGGGCGGAACCCTGCGCGGTGCCGCCCTATACGGTCGACTGGGCGGAGGCGTCACGCGACGAGGCGCTAATGCGAGCCGCGGGCCTGTGGCTGGTGCCGAAGGACGTGGCGGATGCGGCCGGCGGCGACGTGCTGCTGTTCCGGATGCGGGACGGTGGCATCGCCAAGCATCTGGGCATTCAGACGGTGACCGGCGCCGCCCCGCGATTCGTCCACGCCTTTTCCGGCCATGCGGTGCAGGAGAACGCGCTTTCCGCCCCCTGGGCGCGCCGGGTTGCGGCGCGCTTTGCATTTCCGGATGAGGATCGCTGA